TTAGCTTTGCCAAACCATCTTGCGTATTGGAAATTAAAACAGACTGAAAAAGACTATATACCGCATCCAGCAACTTGGCTCAATCAAGGCCGCTGGGAAGATGAGCTTGACATGGAAGTTAAAAAACTGAAAAAGCCCGAATTGCCTTGGTATTCCAGCGAAGAACTTACCAAATCCAAAGCCCAAGAAGTCGGATGCCCTGCTTATGCTGGTGAGGGTTGGCAACAATGGCGTGCAAGAATTAGTCAAAAGATCAAACAATTAGATGAACAGCTATAAACAGCGTATTGAATATTTAGCCAAATCTTACATAGCTATTGCACAGCGTTATAGAAATTGGGACATTGTCAAAGAATTGATTGAACGCAACAAAGATACAGAAACAGATGTAAAAAAACGCATAAAGGAATTATTAAAAAAATGAGTGATTACGACCCACACGAAGCAATAAATTACATATTTACCAATGCTCCTGAATACGCTAAAGCTAAAGGCCAATTAGCCCAGCTAGAAGTTTATAAGTCTAGTCTTAAAGCAATCATGATGAAAAAATCAAATGAACAAAGTTTAGGCGGCCAAGAACGAGAAGCTTATGCAAGCCAAGAATATCAAGATTTATGTAAAGCTATAGGAATAGCAACCGAAGAAACAGAAAAATTAAAATACCAACTAGAAGCCGCCAAAATGCGTTTTCAAGCTTGGCAAACAGAATCTGCAAACAACCGCCAAATAGAAAGGCTAACACTATGATGCAACTTACCCAAGAATTTTTAACTTTAAAAACTTTAATGCGTATGTATGATGAAGCGTTATCTAAGGGCGATCCTGTTATATTGTTAGAATTAAGTGTTGATATAGCAGAAACAGCGGAAAAATTAGAACAAGCATCATGCGATTACGCCAATGGCCACTAAACAAGAAAAAGAAATTTACCGAAAAACTGCTGAACTGGGATGCTCATTATGTCGGCATCAAGGGAACGCTGGAACGCCAGCAGAATTGCATCACATTAGACGAACTTCTAAACGAAGTAATGCCCCTGTTATCCCCCTTTGCCCCTATCACCATAGAAATGCAAATACCAGTATTCACGGAATGGGTCGCAAGCGTTTTGAAAGAGAGTACGCCATCACCGAAGAACAACTATTGATACAGACCCAAATCTTATTAAATGATTGTCCTTAACTTACCTTTGCCGCCCAGCGTAAACAGCTATCGAACCATATTTCGTGGTCGTATGGGCATTAGCAAAGCTGGCCGTGCATTTAAAGAGCAAGTAAGCGACTATGTTGCTGAATATCGAGTGCCAAAATTAGGGGCGGCTCGGTTGGAAATGAGGGTTACTCTATATCCCCGTGATCGCAGGAAACAGGATATTGACAACCGAATCAAAGCTTTATGGGATGCTTTGTCGGATGCTGGAGTTTTTGATGATGACGAGCAAATTGACATTTTGCACATAGATCGGGGCGATATAAAAAATGGTGGCGGCTGTCTAGTGATGATTGAAACCTTAAATGCTTAATACTTATTTCCATCGATTTGATAAAGCATTATCTAAAGATTTTTGCGAATATGTAATTAAATCAATAGATTGGAACAATACAGAAGCCGCCAAAGTAAACCGCATAATCAACTGTCAAATAGACCCAGCGGCAAGAATTACTGATATTTATTGGGAAGAACTGTTAAGCCCTATTGGGTGCGTAGTTCAATCTTATATCGTTGAAGCTAACCGCATTTGGAACTACAACATTCACCGCCTAGAAAAAGTTCAGCTTTCTAAATACGAAGTTGGTGGCCACTACGATTGGCACATGGATTCAAAAGTTCCAGTAAATGACGAACAACGCAAACTTTCAGTAAGCATTTTGTTAAATGAAGATTTTGCTGGTGGTGGGCTTGTAATTGAGCCAAATAAAGATGAAAATGTATTAAAATCGCAAGGAGATATTGTGGTTTTTCCATCATTTTTGCAACATAAAGTGTTGCCTGTAACCGATGGGACACGATATACAGCAGTTTCATGGGCTTATGGCTCAACATTTAGGTGAGGATTTATGGAAAAATCGATGGCGTTGTTTTTAGCAACCTTGTTACATTCGGGGACAAACACCCATTTTTTCCATTGGGCAACCAAATCCTATGCAAAGCACAAAACGCTCGGCAAGTTCTATGAAAACATTATTGATCTGACCGATCAGCTTGCCGAAGCGTATTTCGGTTGTTATGGTCAAATTACCGATTTTCCAGCAACTTACCATCAACCAAAAGAGCCATTGGCTTATTTACAATCCCTTCAATCGTTCGTTAGGGATGCCCGTGCTGATTTGCCAAAAGATTCAGAGATCGTTCAATTGATTGATAACATCGCCCAAGAGATCGATACCACCATTTATTTACTAAAATTTAAAGGGTAATCATGCCTAATTATGATCCAGCGGTATTAGCAAATATGTTAAGAATGAAATCAGGTTCTGCTTACACACCAGCAGAAATGATGTCTATGCAAAATCAACCACAACAATATATGAATCAAACAACTGGGGCGGCAATAACTCCAGCTGAAATGGCCGCTATGCAAGCCCAACAACAAATGGCTCAACAGCGAATGCAACAACAAGGTGGTGCTTCAATTACTCCATCAGAATTACAGTATTACCAACAATTTTCAGGAAGATAACCATGCCATTAGATAAATCAGGTTCAGCCCAAGCAATTGGCAAAAACATCAAAACAGAAGAAAAAGCTGGCCGTCCTAAAAAGCAAGCCGTGGCCATTGCTTTAAATGTTGAGCGTGAAAACGCAACAGGCAAACGCAAAGCCGCTTTAGAAGATGCTTATGCCCGTTATGTAGAAGAAAAAGCATGAAAAACGGCCTTTACGCCAATATTCACGCTAAACAGGAGCGAATTAAGCACGGTTCAGGTGAACATATGCGTAAAGCTGGTAGCAAAGGTGCTCCAACAGCTAAAGACTTTAAAGAATCGGCTAAAACCCGTAAAGATGTCATTACTGAAAAAATGAAAGATATGTAATGGAACACATGAACCACAAATACCCAAAAGGTAACGCTTTACTTAGACCGCATAAAGAAACCACGCTAGAAAAACAACAGCGTTTGCGTTTAGAGCGTAGAGCCGCAATTGCCAACAAAGTTAAAGACTTGGACAAAGAAGTTAAATAAGCTATACTTAAGCATCATTAACTAACTACTTGGTTAAATATGCAAATAAAAGAAGTCGCTGTCGATAAGCTAATTCCTTACGCAAATAACAGCCGAACACACAGCCCTGAACAAGTGGCTCAAATAGCCGCCAGCATCAAGGAATTCGGCTTTAGAAACCCAATATTAGTAGATGGAACAGGCGTAATTGCTGGCCATGGTCGATTATTGGCCGCCCAAAAACTTGGTTTAGCCAAAATCCCATCTATTGACTGTTCAGACATGACCCCAAGCCAAAAAAAGGCCTATGTCATTGCAGACAATAAGCTTGCATTAAACGCTGGATGGGATAACGACTTGCTAAAGCTAGAAATCAGCGACCTTCAAGACGAAAACTTCAATATTGATGTTCTTGGCTTTGATATTTCAGAACTCAATTTCACAGCCGAAGTTGATTACGGAATCCTAGACGAAGAAGATGTTAGCCAGCAGTTATCAGATATGGCCAATGGCGTTAGAAAAGCCATTCAGATTGAATTTGAACCTGAACACTATGATGAAGCTTTTGAACTGGTAAAGTTTTGGCGTGACGAAAAAGCTTATGTAGGCATGATGCTCATGAACTACCTAAAAGCCGAAAAGAGCAAACTATGATTCTCAAACAAGGCGAATCTAAGGGCGTTAAATACTATTATCGTGAAGGTTTTTCCGATAAAAAGACCTTTGAAGAAGTCATTGGCAACGATACTTACCAAAAAAAAGGGTTCAAAATCCTGCCCGATGAGAACTGGATGGATTGTGGCGGCAATGTAGGGGCTTTTACCCTGCTAGCTTGCTCTAAAGGGGCAAATGTTACGGTATATGAACCTGACCCGTTTAACTGCGAAATGCTCGAAAAGAACCTGAAATTGAACGGTTTTAAAGCCACTATTAAGCAGGCCGCATTAGTGCATAACGACATCAAAGAGATCATTCTGTTCATCGGAAACAACAACAATGTATGGCGTAACTCCATCATCAAAAAGTGGAACAACAAAGGCATTAAAGTTCCATGCTTAAACTTTAACGAAGAAGCTAAAAACTACGATTGTTGCAAAATGGATATAGAAGGGGCTGAAATGCTAATTCTTGAAAACTATGACCATATTTTTAAAAAGCTGGTGTTCGAGTGGAGTTTCGATATTGATCCCAGTTTGCCTAGATTTTGGGCAATAGTTGAAAAACTGCAAAAAGACTACAAAGTAGCCCCAGTAGGCAATACAGGCAAATTTGTCAGCCGTGACTACGATACATGGCAAAAGTCATGGTTTCCAGCTTGTACCAATGTTTATTGCACGCAATGAAAACAGTCGAATTAGTCAAACTAGATCACAGCGTAAAGATTGGTGATATATGCGGTGATATTGAGCCAAACATCACTGAGGACACGCTGTTTACTGCGGATGGAGTAGCGGTAGGGTTTTACATCAAAGAGCTTACAGGGCGGCTTAAACAGCTTGCAGATGTAGCCAACGCTGAACTGCTATCTGATAGAGTTCCTAAAAGCGAAATGAGAAGGTCTAGCGGCCTACGGGATAGTCAATTTGAAGTTAAGCAATACAGCACCATTTTGGGAAGCTGTCCACCAAAACCGCATATGAAACGCCCCTATCCAGCAATTTCAAGCGTTCATCAGGTAAAGACAGCCCAAACCTTCATCAAGGCTATGTATATGCTTTGTAAAGAATCTGAAAAGCTAATTCAAGAAATCACCCCTGAAATCTATGAACAGCAAAAACGCATCATTACCGAAAAAGTGCCACCTAAATTTAGATTTGGCGAACTATTTACTTCAAGCATTAGCAACTTCAACATTCCAGCCCCATTCCATCGGGATGCAGGAAACCTTGAAGGGTGCGTAAATGTCATTATTGCTAAGAAAGTAAACGCTAAAGGTGGAAATACAACTGTTCCTGATTACGGGGCAACCGTAGATAGTAGGGATAACTCTATGCTCGTTTACCCTGCTTGGCGTAATGTTCACGGAGTAACCCCTATTAGACCAACCGCAGAAGGTGGTTATAGGAATAGCTTGGTGTTCTACCCATTAAAAGCATTTAACAATTATTGGGATTAAAACGGAGTTATAAAAATGGCTGAAAAAGGCAGACCCCCGCACAAACCAACAAAACAAACGCAAGAACAAGTTAAACGCTTGTCAGCTTTAGGCTGTCCACACGAAGATATAGCCACACGCTTAAAGATTAGTAGCGATACGCTGGTTAAGTATTACAAGGATGAACTAGACGAAGGCCGTATTGATGCAAATGCCGCTATTGCTGGAACTTTGTTTAATCAAGCCAAAAAAGGAAACACAGCGGCCGCAATCTTTTGGTTAAAAACACGGGCTAGATGGAAGGAAACCCAAGTTAATGAAGTTTCAGGGGTGGATGGTGCAGACATAAGACTTGCATGGGCAGATGAGTAGGCTAGTTAAGCTTAAATACCGCCCTAGAAGCGTTTTTGAGGACTTTCACGACCGTAAGCAACGCTGGGCTGTAATCGTGGCTCACAGGCGTTGTGGCAAGACTGTGGCCTGTATCAACGATTTGATAGTCAAAGCCCTGCTAGAAAACAAAAAACATGGGCAATACGCATACATAGCCCCTTTTTACTCACAGGCCAAATCAGTGGCTTGGCGATACCTTGAACGCTTTTCTGAACCAGTTATGGTTAAAACCAATCAATCTGAACTATGGGTTGAACTAATCAACGGGGCTAGGATTAGGCTATTTGGTGCAGATAACCCTGATGCTTTGCGTGGAAACTTTCTAGATGGCGTAGTCCTAGACGAAATGGCCGATATGAAACCAAACCTTTGGGGCGAGATCATCCGTCCACTTTTGGCAGACAGATTGGGCTGGGCTACCTTCATCGGGACACCGAAAGGCCATAACGCTTTTTATGACATATTCAACGAAGCAACCAAAAAACCAAATTGGTACACAAAAGTCTTACGGGCTGACCAAACCAACCTTTTGCCGCAATCAGAATTAGACGATGCAAAAGCTTCAATGTCAGATAACCAGTATGAGCAAGAGTTCTTATGCTCATTTGAAGCGGCCATTTTAGGGGCTTATTACGGCCAAGAGATGCGTAGGATTACAGATATGGAACGCATTACCAGCGTGGATTATGACCCTATGTTCCCTTGCCATACCGCTTGGGACTTAGGTTATAACGATTCGACTTCAATTATTTGGTTTCAGGTGGTTTACGGTGAGATTCGAGTGCTTGACCATCATATGTCTAATGGCCAATCTATCCCGTTTTATACGGGCTTATTGCAACAAAAAGAAGATGAATACGGCTACAAATATGGCTACCATTATCTGCCGCATGATGCTCGGGCAAAAACTTTGGCTAGTGGTGGAAAGAGCATAATCGAACAAATTTCTGCAAAAATTGACATAAAACATCTAAAAATTGTTCCAAATCTGTCATTACAGGATGGAATTCAAGCGACAAGGCTTGCATTAACTCGCTGTTGGTTCGATAATAAATGTGAAGAATTAATCGAATGTTTGCGTCAATATCAACGGGAGTGGGATGATGATAAAAAAGTGTTTAGAGATCGCCCAAAGCACGATTGGACGAGCCACTCTAGCGATGCGATGCGGTATCTCTCAATTGTATGGAAAGATGAGGACAGCCCTATCCTCAAAGATACAAGAGTTAAAGGCCTTCATGTCGGCCAAACTGAAGTAAGTCTTGATGATTTATGGAAACAAACCCCCAAACTAATTAATAAAAGGATTTAATCATGTCAGGCGTTAATCAACCATTTGGAACATTTTACGAAACCGTAGCCGCATCCCAAACAGCCCAAGTTTTAGGCGTTACTGGCGGTGCTGGTGACACTTTAATGCGTTTAATCGTTACTGTCGGCACAGCTTTAACTGGAACTGTAGCATTGTTAGACGGTGCAACTTCTTACACAATTTGTGCCGCAAGCACTCCAATTGGCGTATATACCATTGAAAT